GCTACTGACGGCGTGAGATGCACCGTCTCTCGCGTTGAGAAGCGGTGCATGTTGGCGCATTCATAGCGCCGAGCGGTGTGGTGTTTGCGCGCTCTGGTCTCCAGCACGCGAGACCATACGCCGCAGTGAGGGCAGTTCATCTGGAAATTGTGTAGGGATACGCATCTCACAGGGCACGCCCTCTAGCTCCCACGGGCCTGTCCACCACTGGTGCTCATGCGGCGGGTCGGTGAATCTGCGGCAGGTGTTGCACTCAGCAGCACCGTAACCGAGGCAGCGGGCGACGTCGGCGGGGATGGTCATTCCTTGCTCCTTCCCCTGATCTGCTCCGCACACCGCTGCGCGATACCCTCGACGCTGGCGTGCTGGTCACAGATGTCCAGTTCCGCCAGCTTTCTATCCTGCTCGTTGATGATCTTGCAGGCAGATTGATAGGCGGCGTCGAGCATCGTCACCTCAGCCTCCAGCCCCTCGGCAATCTGCGTGCCGAGGTGGTCCAGCATCTGCTCTATCGTGTCGCCGTGGCCGGTGGCGTAGCCCATGCTGCGCATCCAATGGGCGAGTTTTTCGCGCTCTGCTGCGGCGACGAGGGCGGCGAAGCGTGCGATTCTGCTGTCGTGCGCCATCGTTGTCATGCCAGCCTCCCGCGCCATGCGAAGGATGTCGTCTTGGGTCATCCCAACACCTCCGCAATCACCAGCGCCACCAGAATGGCCACGGCAGCGATCGCGACGGCCTCCACCAGCGTGGATCCTCTCACCTGCGGCCACAGGTCGGGCGTCGGGGTAGACGCCTCGCGGTACGGGCACGACCTGCCCTGTTCGCACAGGCCGTCGCAGCATTGGCGGTTTTCGTCGGAATTCATATGCCGGCCCACCAGATTGCAATGAGAGTTCCGAAGGCCACGCCGATGAAGCAGGCCAACGCGATGCTTCCCAGCGAAAGGCGCTTGCTTGGCACCTCGACGCAGTACGGGTGGCGGTGCGGCCACGCCTCAAGGACGGTGCGGGGGTAGCGGCGGGTGGTGGGGTTCATGCGTTGCTCCGGTCAGAAAAGTGCTGGTGGGATGTCGCTAAGATCCCGCTTCGGTGGAGGCGGGGGTGGGGGGAGAGGCTGACCCTTCCAAGTGGGGAAGGGGCCGGTTGGGGGGGAGGGTCATGCTGCGCGTGAACCGCACCAGCCGCAGCGACCGTGCGGGGTGACCTTAAGCTGGTAGACCTTGGCGCAGCCGAGCAGCAGGTTGTGGCTGATGCCGATCAGCTTGGCGCGGGCCTTGGTCAGCGAGACCCAGCCGCGGCGGCCTTCGACCACTTCGTTGATTTCGTCGATCAGCTTGCCCATCTCTTCCATGTCCATTTTGCTGCTCCGGTTGCGTTGTCGATGGCTAGACTGTAACACAACGTCACACGTTGTTGTGCTCTCCTTGCAAATCTTTTTTTAGCCCCAGCCTGATGTAATGCAACGCCTGCGCTCCAACGGTCCGGGTGTTCTCCTGGGCAAGGCGGGACAGTGCCTCCTTGACGTCAGGAGGCAGACGCAGGCTCAGAAAGGCGCTTTTGATGTGGGCTTGTGACATGGGTGCTCGTCTAGAAAGGTTGCGATCCGTGCCTTGGCCTCTTCTGCGCCGTGGCACACAAGCACACAGTGTCCCACACTTTCGAGGTAGGCGATCCAGTCCTTTTGCTCCGCACTCAGGACGCCACCCTTGCTGCGTTTCATCTCGATCCACAGGCCCCAGGCCGGGATGTACAGGTCTGGCACACCGGGAGACACGCCCTCGGCCTTCAGCCTGCCTGCGGTGGCCATGCTGCGGTGGCCCCCGTTGGGAATGGCGAAGATGCGCACGCCTGGCCAGGTCTGCCGGAACCAGCGCACCAGTTCGCGCTGTTCCTCGTGCTCGGTGGGGATGCGCTCGGCGGTCAAAACGGAATCTCCTGAATCCACTGGTCGCAGGCGTCCGGCGTGGCTGCGAAATCGTCTGGCGGCCGCATGTCGAACGCCAGGCAGTGTCCGGACTGGTTGAAGTGGTCGCAGGTGTGACAACATTTCGGAGGCCCGGCGCGCATCCACTCGCGCCACTGGATCAGGAACTCTGGCTCTGGTGGTCTGGTGGTCATGTGTTTCTCTCCTTCAGCGCAGCCTCGATGGCGTCAACTACGTAAACCCAGTCTCGCCCAGCCATTTGGTTGATGATCGACATGCGTTCATCTCGCGTCAGCCCTCGCCACTCGCGTCGGGGTGGGTGGGCGTAAAGGGGCAGGATTCCTTGCTGGACATTGCCATTCATCTTGAGCGCAACTTCATGTGAGTGATATGTCGATCCTTCGACAAACCACGCCACAGGCTCATGATTCTCGACCTGATCAATAGATGTGCTCATGCCTGCTCCTTCACTTGGTAGTCCTTAAAAACGACGCCTTTGCTGGCGTCGCCAACCTTGCATGGGCGGACCCACACGATCCTGCCGTCCGGAAGCCTGCGCGAGTGCCCACGCCTGTCGTGCAGCCTGGGGCTTGCGTGCGTGCCTCCGTGCGGATCACGCTTGAGCGCCTTGCCGTTGATGACGACCGTGTGCCAGTCGTATGTCGGCTGCTTGCCTTCTTCGATCTTGCGCCTGTTGGTGAAGCTCTGGCGCACGAACGGCTGGTAGGCCTGGCCACCGGACAGCATCGACTGGTACCACTTGGCGATGATGCCAAGCACCAGGCGCGCTTCTTCCTCCGGAACCGGGTCGGCTTCCTCGGTCGGCCCGTACATCACCATGTCGCCTTCGGTGGTGTAGAGCATCGTCGGCACCTTGCGCGGCATGATGCCTGTCGGCCCTTTCCACATGTCGACAACGATGCCGTCCTTGGCGTTGTCGCCAACCACCAGCATCAGCATGTCGTAGGAGGTGTGCGACCTGCTCGGCCCACGGTAGGCCACCACGCACTTGCCGAATGGTGGGTTGCATTCCATCAGCACATCGGTCGTCGTCTCAAACCTGGCGGTGGTCAGGCCAGAGATGTCGAACCATTGCAACTCGACCGGGTCCATGCCAACGGCTTCGGACCACTTCACCGTCTCTCGAATCAGTGGCGTCATGCCCAACTCCTTTTGATGACCCGGTGGAACTTCCCATCCAGCCGGTACTCGATGCTGCTTGGCGGCTTGCTGTTGCTCATCTGGACCGCCAGGTAGTCCAGCCCATCGCTGCCTTCCAGGTGCGCAGCCTCGGCCAGATGTGCACCAGACGAGTTGGCCATGGTCAGCAACTGGCGCATGGCCTTCTGCCCGGCGTAGCCATCGTGCAGCACCGGCAAGTACTCGGTGATCGGCTTGTCGGACAGGCTGCCGTAGTAGGTGCAGGACAGCATCTCCTTGCCTGACGCGCGGCTGACATGCCTGCGCCAGTTCCAGGAGGTGACCTCCAGGTCTTTGCCTTCCAGCCCCATGATGTCGTCGTCGCGCAGTTCCAGCTTCTTGCGCTTCGGCTCTGGAAATGGGTGGCCGCAGGCCGGGCAGGTGGCCACGGCGATGGCGCACAACTCTCCGCAGTTGTCGCAGACCTTGACCGGCGCTTCTCCGTTGCCGTCGCCTGCCTTCTTTGGCGGCTGCACGGCGGTGATCGGACCATGCGTGGCCACCACGCCAGCGAAGTCCAACACCAGGCAGTGGTCGGTGTGGCTCTTGACTCGCATGCCGCGGCCGGCCATCTGGACGTACAGGCTGGCCGACATGGTCGGGCGCAGCATGGCGATCAGGTCAATGTCAGGGTAGTCAAAGCCGGTGGTCAGCACGTTGGCGTTGGTCAGCGCGCGGATGCGGCCTGCTTTGAACTCAGTCAGCAGGTGCTCTCGCTCCTTCTTCGGCGTCTCGCCTGTCACGCACTCGGCCGTCACACCATGCTGGCGCAGGACTTCGGCCACGTGCTGGGCATGCTTGACGCCTGTGCAGAACACCAGCCACGCCTTGCGGTCCCCGGCCAATTCGATGACCTCGCGCACCACCTTCTGGTTGTTGTCGTCGGTGTCCACTGCTGCCTGCAGTTCGGACTCGATGAACTCGCCACCACGCTTGTGGACGCCAGTGGTGTCCAGCTTGGCCCTGGTGACCTTGCTGCGCAGCGTGGCCAGGTAGCCTTTGAACACCAGCTCCTCAATGCTGACCGGCTCGATAAGGTCATCGAACAGGGCAGGCTTGTCGGTGATCAGGCCGTGCCCAAGGCGGTATGGTGTGGCCGTCAGACCAATGACCCGCAGCGCAGGGTTGATGGCCTTCAGGTTGGCCAGGAACTGACGGTAGCCACCCTCGTCCTTGTGGTTGACCAGATGGCACTCGTCGATGATCACCAGGTCAACGTGGCCGATCTGCTTGGCCTTGGTGCGGATGGACTGGATGCCTGCAAAGGTGATCGGCTCCCCGAGTTGCTTCTTGCCGATGCTGGCCGAGTAGATGCCAAGCGGCGCGCCAGGCCAGTGCTGGCGCATCTTCTCGGCGTTCTGCTCGATCAGCTCCTTGACATGGGTGAGCATCAGCACGCGCGTCTCAGGCCAGTTCTGGAGCGCATCCTTGCACAGGGCAGCGACGATGTGGGACTTTCCGGAGCCGGTGGGCAGCACCAAGCACGGGTTGCCTTCGTTGCCGGCCTCAAACCAGTCGTACAACTGCTGGATGGTGCGTGATTGGTAGTCGCGCAGGATCATGCCAACACCCCCAACAACCGAGCCGTAGCCTCCCGAGTCCTGTAATTAGCCTGCTTTTGCTGAGCGGTGATCTTTTTCCGCCTAGCGTCCTGGCCTTCACCCAGCTTGTAGATCTTCTTGATGTCCCGCCCGCGGCGGTCCTTCTCCCATCGGCAGATGTGCGCAGCACCAGCGCGGTGCAACTCCCGGGTGTACTGAAGCACGGTGACGTAGTGCAGGCCCGTTTCGTCGGCCAACTCCTGGCAGTTGAACTGGCCGTCCAGAAGCAGCTTGATCAGGTGCGCCTGAGTGATCGCGTTGATCTTGATGATGCGCTTGGATTTGTTGTTGGGGGGGTTCATGCGACGATCCTCGCAGTCCTAACCTCAGTCCTCACTCGCACAATCACCTCATCATTGAGGCTGCACGCGGTCGGGTTGGCCAGCAGTTCCTTGCTGCTGTAGATGTGCGCATCCGGCTCGCCGTTGGCCGTGTCGCGTCCGTCAATCTCGTAGACGGCGATCCAGTTCCAGGGCGACTCCTTCATCTTCCACGGCACCAGATCCGGGTGCAGGACATGCGACTCGCATCCCTCGCGCTGGAACTCAACAGGGATGCCATCGGCGTCGTGCCGCTCACAGCGCCAGGTGCTGTCCTCCTTGGCAGTGCTGTGCGCGCAGGTACGGCAGTTGACGTTTTGGGTTTTTTTGGTCTCATGACAAAATTTGTGCGCGTCGCAGAACTTGCATTGGTACCAACTCGGGTCGGTGCTGATCGGCGGCGGCATGCGGTCTTCCAGCGCCAGCCTGTGGCCTCGGGCGACGTACTTCTCGGCGACCTCGGCGTCATAGTGGACGCGCTCGGTGTAGATGCGGTCGTCGTCCTTGCAGACCGCCAGATACAGTGCGCGGTCGATCTTGGTGCCGTGCATATAGAGTTGCATCTGCACGAAGTGCTGCGGTTTGGACTTCTCGACGCCGTGCTTTTCAAGGTCGTCAAACGACTTCTTGGAATGCGTTTTGAATTCAGCGATGTGCCGCGCTCTAGGCGCTTCTGGCACGCCAGACTCGATGATGGCGTCGATGCTTCCGCTGACATGGCATCCGAAGTCCACGCGGCTCTGAGCAGTCCCCGTGCTGCGCACATCCATACCAATGGCACGCAGGTCACTGACGATGGTGGCTTCTTCGTTTTGCCCCCTGCGAAACACCCGCAGGATGCGGCCAGGGAACTCGGGCTGTACGGCCCACCGGAAGGACAGCCACAACCACCTGTCGCAGGGATGGCCAAGTTGACTGGCTCCCATGTGCGGCCTGGGGTCTTCGGCCTTGAATTCGTGATACTTGTCGATCAGGCTCTGGATGCTGTGCTTTGATTCGGGTATTTTCATGTGGTAATCTCCTTGCTGTCTCCTCCCGCGTAAGCGGTTGCCCCAGGTTGAGCAAACTCCCTGGGGCTTTTTTTCACATCACTTCTTTGCC